TAATTTCTTGTCTTTCACAACTAAATCCTACTCCTGTTCCGTTCATTAATATATATAAAGCCTCTGAAAAAGCTCGTTTATTATTAATAGCGAGGTAAGAACAATTGTAAGCCGCAATATTATCTCGTTCACAAGCCTCTCCTGCTGACATCATAAGCCTCATACTAGGCATGATCTCTAAATTAAGAACTGCTTCTCGTATTTCTTTAAACTCTTTATCAAGTCCTTTGTTCTTAGACTTGAGGTATTTAACCATTCTGTCTACTGTTTCTTCCCATGTTTCACGTCGTTTAAATTCTGGTAAAAAACGTGCGTATCTACTTGATGCTATTACCGATTGGTAAATATCCAATTGCTATCTCCTATTCGTTATCTTGGTTAAATATATTGTCTGGTTCTAAATCTTCTGCGAGTAACTCTAACTTATCTTCTATCTTATCTTGGAACTTGTTAACTATATCTTCTGATGTAAGGTCAAGTACTTCTAATAATGTAGTCTCATCTAGTTGAATTAACTGGTCGCATACCTCTTGAAACGTAAGCATAGTGTTATGACCGACCTTTCTTCTTTTTATCAAACTGTTTATCATTAGGCTTAGAATTAAAAATCCTGTCCCAGTTATCTCTGTACTTATCATTGGGCACACTAGTCTTTAGTTTTGCCCCAGTGACTTCGTAATCATTTGTATTGTTTGGTCCTGGCATTAGTTGTCCTTTTTATATATGATATTTATATTCCAAATCTTCTGGAAGATAAATATATTCTTCTAACATACAACGTGTTGATGTTGCTTTAGGATGATTTTCTTTCACATGTTGATAGGCTTGAGTACAATTCTCAAAGTGCCCTATATACTTCCAATCACTTGGACCAATAGGAGTAAGTATTGTACTAATTACCATAACATAATAAATCATTTACTTTTCTCGTTTTTACAATAACCACTTAAATTATAATTACCCATACCAATTCTAGTAATACCACACCACCAGGCATTCTTATCCCAGATTTTAACAGGATCTCCACACTTATTACAAATTCGTTTAGCTTTTGGTTGCATTGTGTAACTCTTTTAATAATTCAAGATAATGAATACACTTATCTAAATCTTGTGTACCATTCTTATCTTTCCAACGGAGAAGATATTTAATAACATTACCTTCAATAAAAGGAATATTATTTTGTGTAATAAATTCAATAGGTTGTATCTTATACTTCATGTAGTGATTACCACCTACTTGTTTTTTATTTGCTTTCATAATAGTATACCATAGTTTCCTTATAAAGTCAAGTTATTTTCTATACTTTCTTTTTAGATAATGTAATGGTATAGCACACTCATCAAATGATCCATCAACTACATTATGTAACATATATAATCCTCTCCAATGTTGATTAGTTTGTTTAGATAAATAACCTTCTTCATGTAGATAACAACTACCACTAATAATAGCAGTCATTTGTTTACCTGTTGCATCTGTAGCATAAGCAATGTCATGTCCTTGCTGATGTCCTGCAACACAAGACATATGTTTCTTAGTTAGAAGTGCACGTGCAGAAGTAACTGGTCTACCCATGACTCCACTAGCGAAGTAGTGACTATAAGCCACACCGTCCACGCTGACAACATCAAGATAAGGATATACATCCCAACCGAAATCTTCATATTTTAAATCCTCTATAGATATTAAACCTTCTAGTTTTCTATCATACTCAATAGCTCTAGTAATTCTATCTTCATGATTACCAATAGTAAGTATCATTTTAGGTTTATATAATTTCTTTTTAGCTTTAGCCAATCGTTTGTTCAATTCTTTCATAGGAGATAACAAAGCTTCCATACCTTTTAATGATGCATTAATATCTGCTTTGTATGTTCTACCTTCAAAAGATTTTTTACCTACATCGTAGGAAGATAGACTAGGCATATCTGCAAAGTCACCAATCATTACAACTACATCTGGCTGCTTGTCTACAATATACTTACCTATCCATGTTAAATAAGATAAAGAAATCCCAGGCTTAACCTGGGTATCTCCTATTACTAAATGTTTTTTCATTAATGTGTCGTCTCCATTGGAAGATCTACTTCTTGCTCTGCAAATTCTTCTTCTGATGTTTTAATTATACCCTCACGCATGAGAGCTTTGATAGCATAAGATAACAGAAACTCTGTTTCTTGTTTGTCAACTTTAAAATCAAAGTCAACACTACCATCATCATTTTCTACTAAGTTTTTTATAATCATTAATCCAATCCTTTCTAAAGTCCAGCCACATGAACCCTGCTTTCTCAGCCCATTGCCAGTATGTTGTTTTACTACGTTTGGTTATCTTATTATCTGGATTCATAAATAAGAATATTATGGTGACTTCAGGATTACATTCTTTAAACCAAACCATTTTTTGTCTAGTAGCTAAGTCAAGTTTACCTTTTGCTTCTATGTATACATTCTTTGCCATCTTAAAATCAGGATTATATTTCCGTGACTTAATTGGCTGTATGTATTGTATTACATCAGGCTCATACTTAACTCTCGGAAAGTGTTGTTTAAGTAGTTTCCAAGCTTTAACTTCTAGTTTACTTTTGAATGTAGGCATTAAACCTATCCTCAAACACATCATCTTTAGATTGCATAATCCAAAGCACAGATGCATTCATCAAAAATTCTTCATCATTACTGTATGCATCACGGACCTTGTTAAACATCTTTTGATCCGTGTTACATCCAGCAAGTAAAGCTTTCGCTTTCTTTGGTCCAACCTTCTCGATACCTTTGATATTATCAGCAGAATCTCCCTTGAGACATTGTTCAAAGAAAAGACGTAGTCCTTCTATCTCACTTTGCTCTGTCCAAGTGTCAGGTTTAACCCAACCTTTACCTTTAATCTCCCATGAAAAATGTTTACCAGGTATCATAAGCATATCTTTATCTAAGGATACAATAACAGTATCATCTGTTTGATTGATACCCATAGCATCATCAGCTTCTAATCCTTCAGGTGCTAGTTCTGCACCCATACTTTCTAAAGCATACTGTCTTAATTCTTCTAGATGCTTAGGCTTAGGTGCAGTACGATTAGCCTTGTACTCTGGATAGATAGACTTACGGAAGTTAGTCTTACCAGATAAGAATGCACGATAGCTATCTGCTCCTGTTTTTTCTAACAACTGGTCTAACAATTCTTCAGCACGAGCAACTGCAATATTAAATGGATCTTCTTCTGCAGATGCTGCACATCTAAATACAACTAAATCATGGTCAATTAAAGCTTGCATAGTTACTATCTCCTATTCAAATCCATATACTTCCATTTGTAATGGTGGTAAAGAAGAAGCTTCAGTAGGTTTTATATCAGCCAATACGTATTCTTTTCCTAAATCAATACCTGTATAAGGTTGATATAAAGTTATACTCAGTAACAGAAGGAAGAGAATTACTCCTCCTGATACTGCAAGACGTTTATCTATATATTCCATAGTTACTCCTAAAAAGGTATATCACTAGAGATATCATCAATACTATCTACTTGTGTTGAGTCTGATAAAACATATCCTTCATATAGTTTAGCTAAACTAATAACATCATTAGCTGATGCTTGACTACCAGACAATGCTAAAGTACTTACAGCATTTGCTAAAGATGATTGACGGACTATCATTACTTGCCTAGCAGCACGTTCATCCTTAGTCTCATAGTTACTACCAGTAACACGAGTCTTTGTAGAACTTACCTGGGCTTGAGCTGGTGCGTCAGTGTCGTTACGTGTATCTGTAACGCCTTCTGCTGAACCTATTGCTGTCCATTGCCAATAACCATTAGTATCTTTCTCTGTACTAACATGTATTACATCACCCTTTTGCCAAGCTTGTGCAGCTTTAAATACAGCAGGATTTGCAAACGACATTAGCTTTTTAGATTGTGCTTGCCCTTGGTCATTTTTATACATGATTTCAATAGACTGATATTGTCTACCATTCTTTGCAGAATGTGTGTTTAAGCTTGATACATCTACAACATTTACTTGCATATAATCTCCTTATAGATCTTCTAAGTTACCCCATGATTTTCCTGTTTGTATATCAACTCTCATAGGTAAGTTGAATTTTTTACCAAATAATTTTGTAAAATTATCAGGTACATTGTGAAAACATTCTTTAACTATTTCTACTATACTATTAGTATAACATACCTTTGGATCATAGTCAAGCATAATACTATCATGTACAGTATTAATTAGTTTAACTCCTGGTAGTTTAACTATTTTGTTGTATAAACTTACACGGACTATAGCCATCAAGTCAGCACCCAATCCTTGCACTGGGTAGTTAAGGATTCGGGTGCGTGGATATTTAAGATTACCCATACTATTTGTTTCAGGTAGGTACTTGTATGTTCTACCTGAAGGCATAACTAATTGATTAGTTTGTTTAACTTTAAACATAATGTCATCATGCCATTTCTTTAGACCACTATACTTTGTATAGAACTGATCGATTACATTTTGCCAAAACTTTTCATTACCTATATCCTTAAAGTTTGGATCATTGGCATAACTATAAGCACTACCACCATAGATTAATCTAAAGACAAAAGTCTTTGCAACTAATCTACTAGGTAATCCAAATCTTTTTTGATTATCTGTATGTTGATCTGTCTCTCCCATTATCTCTTTAATAGCTACACTATCTTGAGATAAGAACGCAGCACATACCCATTCTAGTTGTTTTGCATCTGCATTAAGTATCATAGTAAATTGTTTCCGTGTAATGTTATCATTGCTCGTATCTCTCGTTGAGCTTCTTTACTTAGTTTACCAAAAGTGCTAGCTACACCATCTTCAACTAACATATGACTAAACTCAACTGAAACAAAATGTTTATGTGCTTCTTCT